TGTCTAAATTTAAAAAGAAATCACCATACTTACACATATTACGAATCCACGGCCAAAGATTAAATTCTATATTTAAAATATCATAAAAAAGATTATGAAGTATCTCATGTATTTGTGGATTATTTGCTTTTATTTCTAATACATTGCCGTATTCTGATTTCATTGTTGATTCATCAGCATATACATCTAATGCAGATGATATTATAGGATCATCGTCCATTGCCTCATAGTCTCTAAATAGTGCAACTCTTTGTGCTTTTGCTAATTCACCGCTATAGCCGTGATATGAACCATGACCATGCTGACTTGAATGAAGCCGTTGGTATCTATCCATTAATGTTTTAGATCCAGCCTGTATATCATCAGTATCTACTACTTTTAGTTTTTTACCTCCAACATTACGTACAATAACGCCTGTTGAAAATAAACGTTGTATTCTATCAAAAAATGTATCTTGTTTTGCCATTATTCAATTAACCAAGTTAGTGATTCTTTTTTATCTCCTACGTGATGTTTCCATCCGTAGTCATTTTCATCTTCCACCTTATAAACACCAGAGCTTGCTCCTATTTTTGTCATTGTTTCTCTTGTCATCCTCATATTTTCTTCATGAAGACGTAAGCTAGTTTCTCTAATCCAAAGACCTATTGCCAGACTC